TACTACACGGACGCAAGAGCACAAGCCGCTATCACTGTCTCCGATTCTTCTGAGGTTGACTTGTCTATCTCTAGCGGACAGATCAGTGCAGCACTAAAGAACGGCTCGATTGCTAACGGTCGTCTTGCCAACAGCGCTGTAACAGTTACAGCCGGTGACGGTCTAAGCGGCGGCGGATCTGTCGCTCTTGGCGCTTCTGTGTCGTTGGCTGTCGGTGTTGATGATTCAACGATCGAGACAAACTCCGATCAGTTGCGAATCAAGGACTCCGGTGTCTCTACTGCGAAGCTTGCAAATGGCGCAGTTACTACCGATAAATTGAGCTTCTCCGGTCAATTCCAACGCACCGCGATCGCTGACGGGACAACCTCCGAAGTTGAGCTGGCATCAGCCGTTGATCTTGATTTCAAGAAGTTCTTTTCTGTCGCTGTCAATGGTCTATTGATGGAGTATAAAGATACTCCAAATGCCCAAGACAACTATAAGATCGACAACAGCGGAAGCGGATCTGTTGGAAAAATCACTTTCGGCGCTGCTCTAACAAACGGCGATGTCGTGACTGTGCGATACTTCGCTTAATCCTCATCCTCTACACAGTAAAAGGGAGAAGCTTGCGCTTCTCCCTTTTTTATCCTTCAACTTTCAAAATTACATGACCCCTCATGCATGGTCAATTATATCGTTGCCTAACATAATCATCCAGAAAACACATGCTCTTTTTCGTTGCTCTTGTTGGCAAATGAAGCGCGCCATGTCTAGTGAGTGAGTCCATCTCGTCCGGCTGTTGCCAGTCTCAAACAATACTGTGATCTTATACATGCCTATCCTCCGCATGCGATTTTTATGAAGAATAGAGATCCGTACAGGCAGAATGCCACGGCGCAAAAGTAGATCAGGCCATCAATCACGAAAATCTTTAGTTGTTTCCAGTCCATTATAGTTGTCCCCACTCTTCGCGCGTCATGATGCCGTAGTCATCAGAGCAAGTGCCAACTAACAGTCGATCCTCGTCCCAACTCCAAACATGAGTCGTGTCGTCGGGTGCATCGCCTCCGAATGTTGGGATTAGATTGCGACAGTTGAGCCAGTCGAGGCCGTCATCATCTCCCTGCTTCATCCAATCTAGAAGATCACCGAGATTGTTGATCGCTTCGACAGTTAGATCGTCTTCTTCAAGGATTTTTTTAAGCCCTTTATCATGGGGGTCGATCCCGACATTTTGATCGAAATGCTCCAACGCCTGAAGCTCAGAGTCTGCCCTGCAAGCCCATTGTAGTCCTGTTTGTCCTGTAATCAAATAAATAGTCATTTTTTTCTCCGTTGTTGTTTGGCTTATTTGCCATGTCAATATGCTAAATCACTATGCGCATAATAGCAAGGATTATTTTTCAAAAACACAAAAAAAGATAGCCCGACCACTTACCGGATCGGGCTATCAACAACGAAGAGCAGGGGCTTCACGTCCTGCCTGATCTTAATATCACACTGTTAGCATTGTGTCAACGGAGGCGATCCGTTCTGCGAGCGGGCGATCTCGCGGAGCTTCAACTCGTTGACAACATCATTCAGCGCCTGCAGTCTCGTTGCCAACTCATCAACTTTGCGCTCTACCTGATCTAATTGCGTGTCGATCTGTGTGATACGCTGCACGAGTGTCTCGCGCGTTTTCTCCTCTTTGTCTTGGTACATTTTAATTACATCGTCATATCTGGCCCTGAGTGCAACTTGATCTTTTTCGTATCGATCGCGCAGGCTGTCTTCGCGCGTTTCGCTTCGTTTGTCTCGTGCGTCTAGCCTCTTCTGTTGGTAAAAGAATTGCCACAGAAGGAAAGCGGCGAATCCTGCATTTGCACCGCCGTTTATCAATAGTTCGATGATCTCTGTCTCGCCCATCACTCCCCCATGATCAGCGTGTAAGTGAAGCTATCCCAGCCGGTATTTTTGATCTGCTTGCGACAAAGATCCATGAACTCGTCAAAATCGGCCTCGTTCGCGAAAACGGTACAGCCGGCGCTCCATTTGCCAACCTCGACGGAGTTGATGCCGGCCTTGTGGATGTTGATGCCAAAATAGCCCTCGTAGACTTCGCCCATCATGTCGTGTATGTGGTCTTTGTTGCGATCTCGCCAGACCTTCACCGGCCCATTGCGCTGACAAAGTGCGTCGTATTTCCCGTTGTGTTTGTCGATCTTGTATACGCCCCGCATCTGCTGAGGATGACAGAGGATCGCGGTGCCGCTCGGCACTCCGTAGTTTTTGAGATAGTACAACCCCGCATCGGTCGTCACGGCATAAACATGCCATTGCCACTCCCCGCGCAGCGTGTAGAATACATGTAAATAATCATCGAATTTGTCGGCCTCTCCTTTCGGATTGCGCTCTGCGATGATGTTGAGATCGTACGGTTTTCCAGAGTCAAAAATCTGGAAGCCGTGCGCTTTAACGCGATCAAATATGGCTGGTATTTTGCCACGCAGAAATAATCTCATTTTGATATGACTCCTATTGTCAATATACATCGAGATTGATTCGGGAGCCATCGATTCCCGAGTATCATGCCACGCCGGCCGAGATATGTTTTTCCCGCTGCTTCTTTGTAGCCGTAGATCATGCTCGACGTGATCGCAACTATATCACCGGCGACCAGTCCCGCAAATCGCTCGGAAACGGCTAAAGATAGCTCCTCATAGGTGTACAGATCCCATGCGCTCATCCGGCCGAGATCCTTGCTTGCCTTGCTCGATTGCACGGGCGCATCTATGCGATAAATGAAGCGGTTGTCACGCTCGATCTCGTTGTTTGCGGGCAGTGCTCGAACGTTCGTGACGCTCAAAGATTGCGTACTCTGTGTTCCGCTGGAGTTGCTCGTGAGTATCGACGATTTACCATAAACGACAGACTGACTCGGAGAATAAATTGAATGAGATTCAATCTGTATAATGTCCCGATCTCGGATGCTTTCGGCAATGGATACAGCAACGGCCGCCTCGGGATCTTGACAAACACGCCAAGAGATCCGGCCTTGACGGAACACCGGCCACATGCCAAGCTCCAGCGTCGAGTTGATCAGATTGCGGATCCCGCTGTCCTGCGGAGATGAGATAACGAGTTGTATATGGTGATTATCGGTCGCTGTTTTCCAGACATTGTTATACCACAGATTCATGTCCTGACTATTGATCAAGCTCGGTGAGAAGTTTATGCCGACGCCCCATGCCTGCGGGAAGTCATCAAATGGACCTTGTGCGGCGTTGCCAGTGCTCATTAGTGTACGTGCGAAGACCTCATCGGGCCGGCCCTGCAATCGAGTAACGGCCATAACTTTGTCACCTGCTTGCAGCGTTGCGATCGCTGCTGTTGATGGTGTCGGCCATGATCCGGTGCTCGTGATCACAAGATAGCCGGCCGGCGCGCTGGTCGTTACTTTGCTGCTCCATTTGTAATATGCACTCGATCCGGTGGCATTTGTGACAAATGCCATGCCGTCGAAGTTTGCATCCTTCTCGAAGCTCGATATGTCGGCGAGCTGTAGTTGGTTACTCGATGAAAAGTTAAAATTTGTCGATACTGTCGTCGTCGTGCCGGAGTTGTAGTAGAAGCTCAACTCTTCTGCTTTGGTCGATAGTCTGGATGTCATCGCCGAGATCAGATCCCCGAACTCCAGACGCCAGACACCTCGACCGCCCGTCAGCGCTCTAAGTTGTCCGATGGCGACGCGCTCGGGCTGTCCGCGATTGCGAGACATAAACAGCTCAGCGATCGCGCCTTTCCGGAATGCGGACGTGCTGATCGGTCGCAAGTCTCCGACGATCTCGATCGTAAATCCGCCGAAGTTGACGCTCCATCTTTGCGGGGTTACTCGTGCATTGTCGATCGTGACTTGTGCCGCTCCTAGACTGATCATGCCGCCGTTGCCGATTGTTCGAGCGCTGCCTAAAAAATAATCGTTACTGTGTCCGATGAATCGGATCGCGTACTCGATCGATTTGCTCGGGCTGTCTAGGCTAGCAACAAAAGCAGATCCCCATGACATCTAGGTTTCTCCGAGTTGATCAAGCGGATCCGTGAGATCAACAAAAGGATTCTCAATGTTTGGATTCTCTCGAACGAATCGACGCGGCGCGCTGTCGAATCCTGATGATCTTTGACCCTGCGGGAGTGTTCCAGTCGCGGCCGGTGCGCTTGATAGTAGCGATCCAACATTGACAACGCCGTCAAATGTCTCCGGATGAAATCCGAATAACGTATCATAATCAGGCACCAATCGAATCGATAGCGAGAATAGGCGCCCGTTCTCGTTTGTGATTATATTCTGTCCGATGTCGGCCTGCGGTCGCTTCAAGATCGGCCATGTGCGATACTGTCGAGCGAATGCGCGTTGGTTGTAATTAAAGTTGATTCTCTTGTCAACAGTAAAAGATCCGCCGGTGCTCGCGAGATTTGCGACACTATCAAGTTTATGCATCTCTTGCAGTTGTGCCGGCGGCTTCGTTTCAATGACAACAAAGTCCCCGCTTGCTGGCGTATTCGTGCCGATTGCTGAAGTAAAAGGATTGCCGAACGCCTGTACAGTGAAAGATCCGGCGTTGAGATAATTATGTATCGGAGCCGCCCATGCTTTCGTGTGATCTGCGGTGAACGCGCATGAGAAGCCGCGATCAAGATGATTCTGGAGTGCCATAAATTGATATGCTAGATCCTCGCCCAGTTTTAGCCTGTCGCGTTGAATCGTGATCACTTCGCCCATTCGCCCAACTGATCTTTGTATGCTGCCGCTCATTGTCACTCCGTCGACGGCATCAACGGAGAAATCACTGAATAACTCGCCCAGATCCTCACCGAGATCGATCTCGACGAGGTGCGATCCGTCCGGCTCTGGATAGTAAAAGAATTTAGCGCTCATTATCTACCCCCAAAGAGATTCGACGACGACAGTCCAAAGTTGCTGTTAAATCGCTCTTCAATGCGTCGGACAAGCGCGTCGACGGCGTTCTGTTCAACGACCGGACTGTTGATAACTATATTGATCCCGCCGCCCATAGAGGACATCTGGCGGTCAACTGTTTGCGGCCGTTGTCCGCTCGCAGGGACAACGAATTCATTTTGATGTAGCATAGCAAGCCCGCTTCGCGCCGATCCAGTGAATCTCATGCCGCCCTGCGCCTGCGGAATGAACGCGCCGCCGCCGGCAAATGCTCCCCCGTTCGGCCGTACTATGCTATCTAGGCGCTCGAATGCTTCAATAAATGACGTTATGCCCTCGAATCGGGCCGCTATACGGTCGCCAGCATTGGAGAATGAATCGGATCTGGCCTGCTGTCGTCCCTCGCGCGTTGAGATCGCCTCTATGAATCTCTCAAATTGATCCAGTGCGTTAATAAATCTATTGATCAGATCGGCAAATAAGAATCCGATCTCGTTGATGACGGCGATCACGATCTCGGGAATAGCGCGAATGAGAGCGATCGGAAGTTCGAACGCCAAGAACTTCGGCAGATCAACAGAGATCACCTTCGCCAATGTCACGACGAACTCCGGCAAAATGTCGATGATGATCTGCGGGAGTAGAGCTAGCCCTCTTTCAAGATCGCGCGTGAAGTTCTGGAATGCTTCGTTCATATTTCCGAGCACGACCCTCCGCGCCTGCTCTTCGTTGAGCGTTATCCCGTCCGCTGCGGCCTCGTCGATTGCGCCCTGTACGGACGATCCGAGGCCGGCAACGGATTGAATGAGTGCAGTTGCTACGGCCAGCTCTGGACTAGCGCCGATCGTGCCTATATTGGCGCCAGTCTCGCCTCCAATGAGCGCACCTGTCCCCTCCAGAATAGATCCGAGACTACCAACAAGAGCTTCGGGAGATTGCAGTGCACCGATAGATGACTGGATCGAGGATATAATTGTAGCCTGTCGCTCAAGTTCATTTGTACGAGTCTCCTCTTCGTTGTTGATCTCGCCAAGAAGTCTCTTTGTATCCTCTAAGAGTTTATTCTCAATCTCTCGACCTAGCTCTATTTCTCCAGACTGCGCGGCCAGTTGTCGGATTATCGATCTCTGATCTCTAAACTTTTTGAGTATCAACTCTCGATCTGATAGTTGTTTACTATCAAGATCGCCTGATATTTTTTGGAGTTGATTACGCGCTGTTTGCGCTCGATTCAGTCTATCATTTGCCGCCTTATCTCGGGCGATCTGCGCTTCTCTTGCCTTGCGCTCTTCCTCTCGTCTTTTGCGCTCTTCCTCCGCCCTCTTTCGCTCTGCCTCTGCTGCTTCTTCTCTTTCGCGCCTAATCTCGGCCAGTTTGTTTAATATGTCCTCCAGCTCTTGTGATTGCTGCTCGATCTCACTCGTGACGCCCTGCTGCGTCTTGAATTGAGCAGCGAGACTAGCTACCAACTCTCTTTGAGTCTGCGCGTTCTCTAGTGCAATTTCAGCAGTACGAGACAGCGATCCTCCCTGAGCTAAAATTGCCGCCTCTTGTTCGACCAGTTTATTAGCCTGCTCGTCCAGAATAAAGAGCTTGGCCTGCTCCGCTTGAATTTGCGTAAATAACCCATCTAGGATCTTTCTATTTTGCGATTCTGCGCCTGATTGAAAGTCTTCCGCCGCTTGCGTTGCTCTGATCTGCGCCAGCTCAAACTGCGAAAGAGCGCCCGTCAAGACATCGAGGTCTATCTGCGCATCTTGCAGTTTTGTTGCATATGTCGATAGGCTTGTTTGCGCTCGATCGATAACGGCCTGCTGTTCCTTTACGGTTTTATTTGATCGCTCTATTGTCTCTCTAAACTCTTTTGCTTCTTCTTCGGCCTTCTTTTGTTCCTCTTGATAGAAAAATAGCGCAGTGGCAGCTAGTGCTGTAACACCGGCAACGGCTACAAATGCAGGATTCACAAACAACGTCATCGATCGCCCGAGGCCCTCCGCAATAGAGGCCCCGTCGGATAGCGTCATAAACAGATTACCGGCCGCCGGTGATACGATCGAAAGACCTTGCCCGAGATCGGAGAAGGCTCCATCAAGGTCGCGACCTGCTCGGCGCATCTGTCTGAATCGCTTCGTTGTCGATACAACTTGCCGCTCGGTTCGTTTGAGGCCGGAGTTTAGCCCCGTAGACGACGCAGCGACGCGATCGAATTGTGTTGATGTCTGCTTCGCCTCTTGCGACGTATCATGCAAGCCTTTCTCGGCTCTGTCGGTGTCGACGTTGAGAATGTATTGTACAATAGTATCGGCCATGATGATACTCCGATGCGCGAGGCGTAGCTACTCTCTAGCATAGCACGATCGCAGGATCTTCACTACTGTATTTTTTCAGCCCGAAAGAATGGGAGATGTAGAGCAATATGTAAAGAAAAACGCATTTCTTTTACATATCTAGCCGATAATGTCGATGAAGTCAGCAAGCGAGATCGATGGCTGCAGCCCTCCTTTTTTCGTGCTTTTGATAACACGATTCAAGCGCCGAGAACGGGCCATAACGCACTCCAAACAGATCAAGAGGTCAGGCCAGTCTAGGCGGGCGATCTCGCTCGGAAGTGTTCCATATGTCCGCGCGATGATGTCGATCAGGTGTACATAGTCCTCATCATCCGCGAAACGTCCTAAGTCTTTCGACAGCCTCCATATGTCCGCGCATGGCTTTGTTGAGTATCGCCGTTCGATCGCCGGCCGTCAGCATCCCAACCCATAGCATGTTGCGCTCGGCGTTCTGCTCCTCCTGCCGTAAAACGATCCGCATATCTTCCCACGTCTCGCCGCCGTCCATCGAGGCCGATTTGATGACTTGACAGATTACTTTGTTTTGCTGATCGCTGATCTGTCGCAACTGCTCAGGCTTGAGCTTCTTCAGGAATGAGTAGGCCCGATCGATCGCGTCATCCGTCACGTCTTCGCCGCTCAGATCGTTGGTGAGGTTTTGCAAGTCTCGCAAGCTGTTCCCTCCAGCTTGCGAGACCTGCGAAACCAGAAGCGTCGAAGTGAGAGAAGCCGCCTCCGCCTCTGCTGGAGACAAGACACGGCCCCGAATGAGGATCTGATCTTCGAAGATTGACTCTTCGAAGATGGAGGAAGTTTCAACTTTTTTTAAGAATTCTTTTAACATATGATCTCCGTTGTTTAGGGGTAAATCATAGTATCGTGAAAAATATTTTTAGTCAAATATGATTTTAGTATTGACTATGCGCATAATGTATACTAAGATATAAGAGTAACCAACAACAACGGAGTCAACAATGAACAAGCAAAAGATCGCAAAAAAGCTAGAGTTAAGAGCGCTAGCGCAAGCACAAAAGGCCTTTAGCCGAAGAGGCCTATCTATGTTATTGACTGGGAAGATCAGTCACTCACAATTCGAGGACAAGACATCTGCGAGCGCCTCGGCGCTCGCGCAACACTTCTCCAAGTATGAGGATTGCTTTCGTTCTCGACAGCGATTTCTGATGGCTGTCTCTGACGCAAAGAGCCCAAAGACTCTTTGGGACTGGTGTGTGTGTCATGCCTTTGATAATGATATGGAGCTATACTCCTACTACAAGGAGAACAAAGCAGAAATCAAAAGAATGTATACTGAAGCAGCAGAAAGAGTTGCAAAGAGTATCTAAACAACAACCAGCCCTCTTCGGAGGGCACTAACAACGGAGAATAAAATGATTGCGAAGAAATACCACACAACCACAAGATGCCCAAGAACTTACAGATTAGAGCGAACTTATACGCGAGTACATGTTAACTGGAGCGTGTATGTTCGCCGCTTAGATCGTCACGGACAGACAGCTGATATTTACTATCCAACGGCAGATCCTTCTACACTCACCCAAGCTCGGGCGGCTCTCAAGTGGGCAGCACAGTACAAAGACGACAAAAATCACAAGATAGAAGTAGAATTAGATATATTCGCGATGATCTCGGATGACAATTTCAACTATTCAAGAGATTATGAATGGGCTTCCGATTTCTCGGAAGTCCTCGATCTAGAGAGCATCATTAATAAGTTCCCTAGACTTGAAAAGAGACTGCGAAAGGAGAGCGCTAGTCTATCTAGACTAGCCAGCAAGCTAGGCATACACTAAGACAACAAACAACCAACAAGAGAAGGCCCGCACAACAGCGGGCCTTTTTCATTTTAGGATCTTTATGTTTGCCGGTCGAGCAACGATCATGCGCCCTGCAAAGCGAAAGCACAGGAAGCCGCGATCCTCGACCACGAAAACCGCCCAGAATGGCTCCGGTTCGTCCGTCCATTGTACGAGGTAGGATACGCCCTCTCGAAGCGCTGAGCGGGCGATTTGCGTGTCTTGCATTGATTATCCAATAGTAGCGGAGGCGTTGCCGTTCTTGATCTCGATCGTTAGTCCAGCATCAGAAGACGACGCAAGGCCGCGAATATCAAAGGTGCGCTCGACGCGTCCGAACGAGGTTACGCCGTCAGAATAGTTCTCTATCACTGCATTTGTGAGTGTGAATATGACATGATGATCGCCGTTTGCGGTGCTTGTAAACTTGATTGATACAGTTCCTTTGCTTCCGGCGAGTTGAGAGGCTAAGACGTCGTTGTCGTCCATATCAGCAGTGATCGACATGACAACCTCGCGGACATCGCTGATCACCGGTTGAGAGGTCAACTTCGAGCCGAGAACGTTTTTACGCTCTAATTTGTTATCAAGTGACAACTCCAAGGATCTGATCTCAAATGTTGACGGAGACAGCGTTCCACCGAGCGCGATTGCTTCGGCTTCGAAGTGCAGAACACTGTCTCCAGTTGGAAAAGAGCTGGTGATATTTGTAGTTCTGGATCCTGAATCTTGCCCGATCAGATCAAAGGAGGCAGTCATCTCCTCGCCGGCTGCACAAGAGATCGACATTGACGATACCATAACGCCGGTAAACTGCTCCATAGAGTTGTTTAGATTCGATCCGCGCTGAAATTGTATAGTGTAAGATGGCAATGAGAATGAAGGGCTGAATGTATGGACATAGAACGATCCTACGGATCCAGTTGTAACAGATCCGAGAGCGCCTTCTATTAGCATTCCGCTTCCGTTGTACTGGATAGGAATATCGACAGTCCCGCCGGAGTTTCGGAACGCGTCAAACGTCGACGCGAGCATGCCCGTTGCCGGCACAGATAAATTGGTTTTGCGCGGTCGATCTTGTGACGTTTGCAGCGTTGAGCTGTTGAGCCGCAGATCGGCTTGTTGTGCGCTCGTTGTGTTAGCGGTCCCGTATGATGATTCTTTTGCGCATCGGAGGAATGCATTAAAACCGAATAATGTTGCCATGTGTCACCTCTAGCTAGGTAGTAGATTCTTCACTCGCAATATAGCACGAGATTGAATTGATTGTTTTTCTGTTGTGAAAATTTCGATAGCGATCGCGTAGTCCGTGCCACTGTCGCCGGCTTTGTATCTTGCGCGCACAAAGTTATTCCCGAGTCTTGTGTCGGCTGTATCATAGCGCGCGGTCGAGTTGGTGCCGCTTGAATCGAAGCTAAAGACCTGAACATAATCGATCTCTTCAAGATTCGTGCGGTTGTTGTAGTTCTCCAACGCGCGCCCGAGAAAGCCGGAGGTCATAAAGAACACGTCAACAGCATCGTCGGACGCTTTATTGAAAGACGAGATCGGGGCATCTGTGGCGCTTTGCCCGCCTGATGAGGGTACTACTCTAGCGAATGGCGCTTCAAGCAAAATATGACCGTCTTTGGCGCTGGAAATAGAAACAGTTGATGTATGATCCGTTGTCTCGTTCGCGTTGCCATAATACACCCACAGCAAATTCATGCTGTTGTCGTGGTTGGAGGCGTAGCCGTCAACCTGCAATTTGAGCGTTCGCGTCGAGTAGTTTGCGCCCGATTTATGGGCAAATGTTAACAACGTGCCGCTCGGATCGGTGACAACTATATCCTTCATATCTGACTTAATCTCATCCCAGAAAGCATCCCACGTTTTCGGCACTTCGATCTCAATGTCAATTGTTGCTGAGGTGCCAGATCCGCCGAAGACATCAACACCGATGGCCTGCCGTCTTTTGTAGCTCTTGTCGTACCAGCCCATATCAGATCCCCGTCTTACTTTGGAAAGGTGTTGTCACTTCGATGTATCCGATCCCGATGTTGTCGAGGCCGAAGCGGTCGCCGTCGATCGCTGTAAATTGACATAACACATCATCAATAACGCCTCCACCCAGCCCGAGAAATCGATCTGCAGTCAAGTTCTCGATCACGTCAGAGCATAGGTTCATCGCCGATCTTGCGCGCTCGCTCTGGTCGTTGCCGGCTACAAATAAATAAATTTCATAACGTGGCACCATTCGATATCGTCCCAAAGTCGGCCCGTGCTCAGAAGTGAAATCGAGAAAGAACGTACAGCCGAACGGCACGAACGGCGGCTCCGCGACAGATCCCAGAATGACTCGATCGGTCATATTGAGAGCGCTTGATCCGCTGGAGAAGTCGGCAGCGATCTTCCCCTTGATTGCGTCGAGAATACGATATACGCGAGAGTCAGCCATCACTCCTCCCGAGTAGAACGGCTGTCACAACTTTGCGGATCTCAGGAATGAGCTTCTCTTTTTCGGCTTCGACGGACCGCCCAAGGAATAGACGCGGCGTTATCTTGTTGCGTTTTTTTGTGCCAAACTCAATAAATTTTGCGTAGTTTACATCGGCCCCGCGAAACTGTCCGCCGGCTTGCAAAAACGCCGCCGGTCGCCCGTTGAAGAATCCGGCGTTGCCTGCGATCGATTGACGAAGCCGGCCTGTATCATTTTTGAATCTGGAGAACGTACGATCTTTCGAGCGGCCCTCCATCCGAAGCGCTGAAATCTTTAGCTGCTTCTCCAAACGGGTTAGCAGTTGGCTTTTAGAGCGCTCTAAATTGCGTCTGAAGTCATCGAGTGTCAATTGTTGCGCCATTACATCACCATGGCGGATGAGCGCAACGGATACAGGATCTCTTTAACTTCGTGAGGCATTGTTTTCTTAGAGAATTTCGTTGTCGCGTCTCGCTGTCCTTGGCTGTCTTTCCCTTGGTTGCTCTTTTGTCTATGCAGTTGGCTCGCAAATACACAGATTGCATGTTCAAGATCGGCCGGTGCTGTCGAATATCCGGCGGAGACTACAACCTTGTTCCCACGAAAGGCAGTTACAAATCCCTCCGTGGATACGTTGAATTTCAAAATGATTCGCGCGAGTTGCTTATCAATAATGTACTCGGCAGCGGTGATCTCCGTATCCGCGCCATACTCCCGATCCGCATCTGAATGAATAGAAGAGACGGAAATAAGAGGCCGGATCGGGAGTTGTAGCACCATATGATTGGTGTACATAGGCTCGTCGATATGCAGTGTGTACGTCTGCGCTGTTAGAACTGGTGTAGTCCCTGAATCGTAAATCGGAAAGCCGAGAAAACGGGCAACATCTGACTCGACACGATCCAACAAATTGCCAAGCTCAGTATCCGAGGCCGTGCCCGTGTACTCGGGCAGATAGTTTTTCAACGTGGCAACGGATACTAAGCTCATGGCAACTCATAACATAAATTAGAACTGTCGTTCTGTTCTGAACACTAAGATCAAATCACAATCGACGGCAAGACCTGAAGCGGAGAAATCGTACTCGATATTTAAGCAAGTCGAGCTTGATACGCTAGCATCGCCAGATATGGCCAGCGATTCAGGTGTCAATGCAGCCAAAGAAGACGCATTGAACAGTCGAACGGCTAGAGTATTAGATCCGTTTTTCACTGCAATCTGTGAGTAGTTGGTGCCGTTGTGGGTGATTCCGGTGCGGGATGAAATGATCACTTTTTCAAGAACAGCATTTCGATCGCAAGGGACAGAAGCGAGAACAGTTGTAGCCGTGAGGTTACTCTTGTGAACTGCATTGACGTGTATTCTATATTCCATGATAGTCTCCTATTATACTGAGAGCTTAAAGCCGAAAGCGACATTCTTTGTGGCATCTGGATCGAGTGTGTCGAAAGTGACCCTCTCGGTCGCGACGATATTGATGGCCCCTTGGATTATATTTTTGTCCTGCTCGACGCTAATTCCACGCTTCGAGAACATCATATATGCGTCACGAGCAACGCACAGCATGCCCGATGTAGAGCCTGAGCCGGTGTATTTTCCGGTAGTGTCTAAGTCTGTGCTCATGAATCTTGACAAGACAATAGGCATTCCAAAGTAGCTGGCTAGCTGGCCCTGCAATACTGTCGCGCTCGGGCCGTACTTGTCGATGGTCAAGACCTCAGAAAGACTTAAGAAGTTTGCCACAAGAGCTTCCGGCGAGGTGATGATCACTCGCTCGGTGCTGCTCAACTCGCCCAACTCAGCAAACAACTCCAAGAATTTAGCGGTTGTCGCTGTGCTTACATCCAAAGTAGCCAAACGATCGAACGCTTGCGCTCTCAGTCCAGTCCACGCACGACGATGATCGCTAGATCCTCCGAGTGCTGGGGATGTTCCCCAACGTGAACGGATGTTCCAGTTGGCTATATCATCTTGATGCGTTGCAGCTGCGTCACCGTTGATCAGTGCGTCTTCAACAGCGTCGGCGATGTCTTGTGCGATCTGTCGTTGCATTGTTGGGATCAGCGCGATTGCGCTGTCTTCGGCGAGTGCATCGTCAATAACGAAACGACAAGCAAGGCCCTGCATTGAGATGGTCTTTTGTGACGTTTGAGCAGTCGAAGCTTGGTACGAGGCCGGAGAATCCGACGTAATTTGGCCCTTCAAAAATGGCCTACCGCCTCGATCCAGTCGAGGAACAAGCAAAACATTTCGCTCCATTGGCATCTCTTGGAATAGAGAACGCACAACGCGCGGAGTTTGATACTCTTCGTACAATTCCGCTCTGAATTGATCGGGCACAAAGTCTCCGCCGCTTCCGGCGCTGTCGAACATTGCCTTAGACTTCATTGCGCCTGCAATGTTTCGAGGAGCAAGATCGATCAATCGTTGGATCTTTGCGTCCAGTTTCGGAGTAAACGGATCGCGCATCAGCAATCGAGCCATGTTGCGTTGTGTGTTTGCGTCAATCAGATCGCGGTGCCAGTTGGAGCAAGGAGCCTCAGCGTCGAGAAGTCCTTTATGCTCGATGGGCTGACGGCCGTTCGGCGTGTCGACGTATCCCTTCTCGGTAGTCCATCGGACAGATCCGTCTTTTTTCACGAACTCAGAAAGGGCAGCGTCGCCGCCGGTGACTTCTGGCGCGGCTCGATATACAGACTCTTCGATCAGGCGCTGCGCGCGCTTGACTTCATCCACCTGCTTCTCGAATTGAGACAGCCGATCCGCTGAATTTTTTTGATGCTTCACAATGTCGCCAAGGATGCTTTTTGCTTCCTCAACCATTGCTCGATCTTGCTTGTTGGTTGACATGTTTATCTCCCTCTGTTGAGAATTAAATAGAGCAATTCGCGCTCCTTGTTTGATAAAAATCCTTTCTTTTCGTCTTCGTCTTCTTCGTCGTCTTCTTTCATGGCCTTGTCTTCTTCGTCGTCGTCGTAGTGGCCTTTTTCCTCGTCCTCTTCGTCTTCCTTCATAGCTTTCTTATCTTTGTCATCTTCGGAGCTTTCTTCGTCGTCGTAATGGCCTTTCTCTTCTTCCTCTTCCTCCATCATCTCTTCATGCTCTCCACCGGCGAAGACGATTCGATACTTGCCGTCCTCCATCTGCTCAACTTCCAAGATATGCTTTAGCTCTTCAACGACGAGATCGCGAATGCTCAGGCGATCGATATTTTTTGCGCTCATGGTGGTGGCCTCACTATTTGCGGGAATGGTCACGATCGACACCTCCAGCAATTCGGATTTATTGAAATAGTTCCCTCCGCCGCGCTCAACGTATGCGGGGTGATCTTTCGGGAGCTCTGCGCGTGATACTTGCTCGATCGGGTTGAAGCCGACGGAAACAGCGTTCAAAAATCCGTTGCGGGCTTTGCGTTCGACGCGTTGCGCTAGCTCATCATCTTTATCAAAGAAGACATCAATCAAGAGTTGCCCGTCCTTGACTTCAACCTCTCCGCGCCCGATGGGTAGGGCATTTGCGTTGTGATTGAGTAATAAAATTGGGTTGCGTCTGTACGCATCTAAATTCCAGCCTGATTGATTGATCACGTCTCCGTAACGATCCGCGCGATCGGTCGATGCGACAAAAGAGATTTTATTCTTTGATCTCGTCGCCTTGCGCGTTACTGCTAGATTCTTTTTATACATACGCATGTCCTCATTCGTCAATATAATACATTTTTCACAATGTCAACGAAATTATTTTCTCTCGCGATAGATGCGATAGCATTCCTCTTGTCCTTCTTGCTCTTGCGAACAGTCGGCCCGCATGATCTTCGTGTTTGCGATGTTGCTGATCTGCTCGCACTCTTGACCGCTTGTTTGGGCGTCAATGCCTCGCGTCATCATTCGGCAGAACATCTCGCGGCACAATAGGTCCCCTTTTGCCTCGATAAATGCTGTTGAGCATGGCTCTTTGAGCAGATCGATGTCGGTGAGCTGAAGAATGATCTCTTGCTGTGCCTCGCTCGTCACGTCGACGATCGGAGCGTCCGGCTCGTTGTTTTTGTTGATTTTGTGTACAGCCCAAGCCCCGCCAGCCCCGCCAAGAATGAGCGCACTCAGGGCCGTGATTACATATCCGGTGATCATAGTTTCCTCGAATTGAATAAACATAATTACACAATAACACAAAAAGATTAAAATACTTATTGACATAGCTATGCGCATAATATATACTATATACAAGTAAGGAAAACTTACTTGATCTTTGACAACTCAATCAAAACTATAAATACTCAAAACAACGGAGAATAAAATGAGTAAAAAAACATACTACGAGCTCATAGTCTGGGCTGGAGATCACAAAGATGATCATTTACTTCCTCGGGATGTTGAATTCATCAGAATCAACGACAAGCGAGCAGCGATCGAAGCGATCGAAGCGATGAGCCTGAATCACAAGGAGGGATGGATCGACAGCTGGATCTCAATAAAGAAGAGGGACGCTGACGGAGAGGAGATAGAAGAGTACTCGAATGAATCGCTCGATTGTAGCCCTCTTGACGATCTACCAAAGTACATTCTCAAAAGGATAAAGCCACTCATTGAACTAACAAGCTCGTAACGAACAAAGGCCCGCACAACAGCGGGCCTTTTTTTGTGCCGTCGACAATAGAGATCGAATGAGCTATGCTAAGAAAAGAACAGGAGTATATCATGAGCAATGCCATTGTCAAGCGTCCGAACTTCCTTGTAAGAGCCTACATCAACGCGTCATCCTCGATATATCGAGCCTATCAGAGACTGGTTGCAGATCCTGAGCATCCCGAGCACGGAGCGTCATATGCAGCCCCGTACGGAGTGCGTCAGCCGTTCAGCCCTGCTACGTCAATGTCGGCGTACAGTGGCCACGCATACACACATGCATGTGCAACGAGAGCCAGTCAGGATCTCGCGGCTTTGCCGTTGTCGTTGATGCGCGGGCGCGGTGCCAGTGCTCAAAGAGTTGAGGATCATCCGTTCTTGGATCTGATGGATCAGCCGAGCACGGGCGTAGATGGCTTTCTGTTTCGCGAGCAACTGGCGATCGATCTCATGCTGTCTGGAAACTGTTTTGTCTTGATTGTCGGGCCGATGAATGCACCGAGTAGCCTGTTTCGTTTGCATCCTGAGAGCGTCCAGATCGTCACAGATCAGCAGCGCGGGATCGTTGGCTACAAATATACTGACGGCGGGATCGCGGTACAGTATCCAGTCGAGCGCATACTTCATACACGAAACGCCAGTTGGAAGGCTGGAGCCGGCGGCGAGTTGTACGGAACAGGAGCGATCGAAAGTCTAAGCCGTGAAATCAACGTCGACATTAACGCAACGAAGCTCGCAAGTGATCTGTCAAGCCAAGGGCGGCCGGATGTGCTGTTATCTCCGAAAGATGATGCTGACATATGGGGGCGCGAGCGAAGACGTGAGATCCTAGACAGTTACCGCAATATGACGGAGAAGGGCGGGGCGATTGTGCTTTCTGGGCAGGTCGATGTAAAAACGCTCAATTTGACACCGCGCGAGATGGAGTTCCAAGCAGCGCGAGAGATGGCCCGTGAAAACATCTCCGCCGTTATGGGTGTTCCTTCAAGCGTTCTCGGGGTGCCGGATGCGAACTTCGCCACAGCGAAACAGGCGAACTTGAGCTACTGGAGCGTACAAAGCAAGCGCGGCCGCAAGTTCGAGCTACTGTTCACGCAGATCGCAAAGATGTTTCAAGACGATCTCCGCGTCGAGATTGATTACTCAGGCGTTGAGGCGTTGCAGGATCTCAGGACGTCCAAGTTAGAGCGAATTGAAAAGCATATCCTGATCGGTGGTATTTCAGCGGCGGAGGCGTACGCATACGAAGGACTAACAGACAGCCCGCTATCCATCGAGGACGAAGAGATCGAGGAAGAGCGAGACTTTGCACCGGTCGAGCGATTGCTTGAAGTTATCGAGAGCAAAGCCAAAGAAGACGAGTTGGCGAAGATCGGCAACAAGCGCAAAGCATTTGAGGAGATGCCCGCCGCATCGCAAAAGGGCGTCGAGAACAAAGCCAAAGAACACAATGAAGAGCACGGCGACGATCCGAAGCGCAAGACAACAAAATACACGCTCGCGGTCGTGTGGTGGCGTGGGATCGGTGCGTACAAAAATAACCCTGCCAGCGTCCGGCCGTCCGTGAAAAGCCCCGAACAGTGGGCGATGGCGCGGGTTAATAGTTATCTTTACGCTCTGCGCAATCAGAAGTATCGCTCAGGAAAGCATGATACGGATCTACTTCCAGACGACCACGCCATGAGCGGAAAAAAAAACTTTCTGAGCCAATCGAAACGCGCGGCTCAGTAGGAGATCGCAACCCTACCAACTTCCCGAACGACGGCGACAACAAAGAAGTAGCCCTGCGGAATAGTGAATATGAGCGATTCCCGTGGAAAGAAGCTCAAGACTTGAAGGAGAACTGGCCCGAGATATGGAAGCGGGGCGGCAATATACTCGGGAACGTGCAATACAATCGCTTGAAGCCAATCGCGGAGCGGTCAAGCAGTATTGCACGGACGGAGACAGAAGAACGCGCGATCCGATTGCGTGAAGCGTGGGCAGCTAGACACTTGAAAGATTTCAGGATCGCCGGCGTTGTTGCACAAGTCAAATGGCTGGTTGTCGGATCGCGTGGCCTTGCGCATATGCGAGCTGTCATCCGCGAGGCAAAACAAAAGATCAGTAAGAAGCAATTC